CGCGACCCGTCAGAACCGCCCTTCTAGCCCGCACACGCGAACGGCCGGCCCGCGGGAATCGGGCCGGCCATCTCGAAGGAGTCTCCCATGTCCCACATCCAACCCGCCTTCGACGGCACCGAGCTTGCCGCCCCGGCCCCCGCCGCCACCCGCCGCGTCATCGACGACTACGAGGCGTGGGTCGACGAAGTGTGGCCCGCGTTCGTCGAAGCCGCCGACACCCGCCTGCCGTTCACCATCGACGAAGTGGCGCGCGCCAAGCAGCTGCCGGACCCGCCCCGCCCGAAGAGCCAGTGGGGATCCCTCCCGGCCCGGCTCCAAAACGAGGGCATCATCCGCCACCACGGGTTCGGCGGCAGCGTCCGCGCCCACCACAGCCTCGTCCACGTGTGGATCGGCGTACCGCCCGCCATGCGGGAAATGGTCGCCGCACGCCGCCGCGAAGAACGCGCAGCAGCACGCGCCGCCCGCATCGAACAGCGGAAGGCGGCGTGATGAGCCGCCCCCGGCACTACGACGACCTGCCCATCTCGCGCATCGTCGGCGGCAACGTTGCAGTCCTGCGGGCTTCCCGCGGCTGGTCTCAGCGATCCCTCGCCGCACGCACCCAGACGGGCGAGGGAAAGCCGGTCGGGTTCAGCACGATCTGCCGCATCGAGAAGGCGCACGAGCCGGACGCCAAGCCGGTCGCTGTCTGCGTCGACGATCTGGTCGCCCTCGCTGCGGCGCTCGGAGTCCGCGCTGAGCAGCTGCTTGCCGAGCCGAAGTGCCACGCCTGCATGGACGCGCCGCCGAGCGGATTCACCTGCAACACCTGCGGAGGCGCCGCGTGACCGCCGCCCTGTTCCTCGCCGCCTTCGCCTTCACGGTCGGTGTCGCCGCCGTCGTCTTCGCCCTCATCGTCCGCCCTGCACGCACCGGGAGGCGGACGTGACCCCCGACCTGTACGCCGCCTGGCTCACCGCCGGCAACAACCTCCAGCCCGTCGGGGCGTGGCTCGCCCGCAACTGGTGGTGGATCGCCTCCGCCATCGCCGCACTGTTCGCCGCCTGGGCCATCCCGAAGGCACTCCGCCGCGCCGACAAGCAAATCGCCGCCATCCACGCCGACTTCACACAGCCCGAACCGCGCCGAGAGGAGGACCGGTGACCACCGCCGTCCGCGAAGCCCCCCACCACAACACCCTCACCTGCTACACCAACTACGGCTGCCGGCTCCCCGAATGCGTCGAACGCAAAAACGCGTGGCACCGCGAACGCAACCAGGCACTCCGCGCCGGAACCTGGCAGCCCCTCCAAGACGCCGCACCCGTCCGCGAACACGTACACCGCCTCCTCGCCGCCGGCCTCACCCCGTGGCGCATCGCCGACCTCGCCGGCACCGACCGCGAAAACATCACCGACCTCATCCAAAGCCGGGGCACCCGCCGCGGCGTGCGCCACCGCACCTCCGCCGAGTTCGCCGCGAAAGTCCTCGCCGTCAAACCGGCAGCAGCATCCCCATCCCGCGTCGACGCCACCGGCGCCCACCGCCGCATCCAGGCCCTCGTCGCCCGCGGCTGGCCCCTCCTGCACGTCGGCCGGCAGCTCGGCATGAACCGGCAGCGGCCCGAACAGATCCTCCGAGTCGAACGGATCTACACCTTCACCCGCGACCGCATCGCCGACGGCTACCCGCGCGTCGCCGCCCTCCGGCCCGAAAGCCACGGCGTGCCCCGGCACAAGGCGCGGCACGCCCGTGAGTGGGCCAAGGCCAACCGGTGGGCGCCCCCCAAGTACTGGGCCGACCGCATGGACGCCATCGACGACCCCCACTTCGAGCCCCTCTACGGCATCGGCAAGGGGGCGCTCCTCGCCGCCGACGCCCGCGAACTCTTCGCCTACGGCGTGCCCGTCGAGCAGGCCGCCGAACGCCTCGGGGTCACCAAAGCCCACCTCTACCAGGAGCTACTGCGGCACCCGGAGCCCGACCAGACGCCCGACGAGCCGGCCGTCGACGCCGAGCTCGCCGCCTAGGACACGACGAGGGCCCCGCACAGCGGGGCCCAGGAGGAGGGGAGGGGAGATGTCAGTCAGCCGATTCGGCCCGCTGTCGGCGCTTGTAAGCGGCGATCTCGCGGTTGATGTAGACGCGCAGGTCAGCGGCGCGCGACAGGCCCTTGGCCGCGCACGCCTCGCCGTAGGCGTCCCACGTCTCCTTGTCGACGCGGACCACACGCCCGGTCGTTCCCTTCGTCGTCATGTGCACAGCGTAGCTGACCGTGCAGTAGACGGGCACCCCAGGCCGACGAACAAGTCCATAGGTGCCCATCGCAATGATGGGCACCCTGGGGTAGGGTGGATCTGCATCCAGGGCGGAGATCAAGCCCTGTCGAAGCCTCCATGAGGGCTGTCCCAAACAGCTGATCTACCCGAGAGAGACACCCCTCCTTGAGAAGAGACCCGAAGTGAGCACTGAGGCCATGGACTGGGCACTCGAAAAGGCTCCGCCGATGCCGGCGCAGCTCGTCGCCACGCTGAGCGGGCTTGCGCGTCACGCCGACAAGAAGGGCCGCGGGGCGTACCCGTCTGTGGCCCGGCTGGCCGCGTACACCTGCAAGGCCGAGCGGTCCGTCCAGCGTGACCTCAAACAGCTGCGAGAGCTCGGCTTCATCCGCCTCGGCGACCAGTCGAAGGCCGCGCACCTTCCCGAGGGGAAGCGCCCGGAGGTCTACGACCTCGCCCTTGAGCGCACCGTTCCGGGAGGCCGCGCCAGCGCAGATGAGGTGACGCGGACGTCACGGGTGACGCTGGCGTCATCCCGTCGGCGCGGCGGAAAGAAAAGGCCCAGCTCAGACGATGTCGCGTCCGATTTGACGGGTGACGTGGACGTCAGGGGTGACGTGGACGTCACCGGTGACGCCGACGTCGCGGATGGGGTGACGTCCACGTCGCAGGAGGGGCGACGTGGACGTCACCCAAACCAAAAAGATGAACCAAGAGCTGAACCAAAAGACTCTTACGGCGCCCGCGACTCGTCACACGCAGCCGCTACGGACGAAGAGCGCGACTACCACTGGCCCGTCTTCGCCGAGTTCTGGGTCTGCTACCCGCGGCCCATGAAGCCGGAGAAGACCAAGCAGGCATGGCGCGACGCTCTCGACCGCGGAGCCGATCCCGGCCACATCGTCAAAGCCGCCAAGGCCTACGCCTTCGCCCGCCGCAACGAAGACCAGCAATTCACGCCGTACTCCAGCACCTGGCTCGACGCCGGCAGCTACGACGACCCGATCGACACCCAGCCGCCCAGCGGCCCGCACCGCAACCCCGAGAACCACTCCGACTACGACCAGGGATGGAACTGACCATGCAGTGGACTCCGCCGATCAACCCCAAGCGCTACCACCTCGAGCAGCTGCTCGCCGCCCGCGGCATCACCCTCGACTGGCTCAACTCCGGCGACACCGACCCGTACCACCCGGCCAATATCGCCCGCTATTCCATCGTCGAGGCCGCCAAGCTCGTACCCGCCCACTACCGGGCCGCATCTGTCGACAGCACCGAGATCCACACCTGGCTGAAGGAACTCGTCGCCAGCGCTCGCGAAGACCAGGCCAGCCGCAGCGCGCCCGTCGCATCCGTCTTCGAAGGCCGCTCCCTCCTGCTGCTCGGCCCGACCGGAACCGGCAAGACGCACCAGGCATACGGTGCCATCCGCGAACTCGCCCTCACCGGCGTCGCCGCCCGCTGGGGCGTCACCACCACCGCCGACCTGTACGCCGCCCTGCGTCCCCGCCACGGCGTCGACTCCGAAGCCGAGTTCCGCCACTACCGCGACGCCCGCATCCTCCTCATCGACGACCTCGGCGCCGACCGCAAGCCGACCGAGTTCACCGAAGAGGTCAACTTCCGGCTGATCAACTACCGGTACGAGCACCACATGCCGACGCTCATCACCTCCAACCTGCTGCCGAAGGAGATCGCCGAACGCCTCGGCGACCGGGTCACCAGCCGGCTCATCGAGATGTGCCAGCGCGTCGTCTTCAAGGGCGAGGACCGCCGCCGGGGTGTGGCCGCGTGACCACCGAGATCGACTGGGCCGACGCCATCGACGACATCGGCCCCAAAATGCCCCGCGACCAGGAGGCCGAGAAAGTCCTCATCGCCTCCGCCATGGCCCGCCCCGACGTCGTCGACGAACTCGCCGCCGAAGGCTTCGACCCCGCCGACATCAGCACCGAGCAGTACCGGTGGGTCTGGTACGCCGTCGAAGAACTCCGCACCAGCTTCCGCGACGGCGAGATCCGCTACCTGCCCGTAGCCCGCCAGCTCGAGACCTGGCACGCCGACGGCCGCATGGTCGCCCGCCCCCTCCTCGAACAAGACCTCCGCCAGATCTACGACTACGCCCAGCCCGGCGCCGCCGCCTGGTACGCGAAGAAGGTCGCCGACAAGGCCGTCGCCGCCCGCATCGTCGCCCTCGGCCACGACGCCACCGGCCGCGGAAACAGCGCCGCCTTCGACCCTGACGCCGACGTCGCCGCCCTTCAGGACGCCCTCGACGGAGTCGCCAAGCCCGACGCCGCGAAGCAGGCCAAGCACGTCCGCGAACTGATCGGCGCCGCCCTCGAACGCTGCATCACCCCGCCCACCAAGGAAGACCGCACCCCCACCGGCTTCCTCGATCTCGACGCGCTGCTGTGCGGCGGCTGGGCGCCCGGCCAGATGGTCGTCATCGGCGCCCGCCCCGCCATGGGCAAGTCGACGATCGCGTCCGGGTTCGCCCGCGCCGCAGCAGTCACCAATGGCATCCCGACGCTGTTCCACACGCTCGAAATGAGCGAAGACGAGATCACCAACGGGCTGCTGTGCGCCGAAGCCCGGGTCGCCCTGCACCACCTGAAGCAGGGCATCGTCGACGACGCCGGCGTCGCCCGCGCCGCCGCGGCCGGACAGAAGATCGCAGCCGCGCCGCTCTACATCGACGACGTCTCCAGCCTCACCCTGCCCGCCCTGCGCGCCAAGGTCCGCCACCACGTCCGCGCCGACGGCCTGCGCCTCGTCATCGTCGACTACCTGCAGTTGATGACCGCCCCCAAGGCGGAGAACCGGCAGAACGAAGTCTCCAAGCTGTCCCGCGGGATGAAGCTCCTCGCCCGCGAATTCGGCATCACAGTGATCATCCTGGCGCAGCTCAACCGCGGACCCGAACACCGCCAGGACAAGCGGCCCATGAAGTCCGACCTGCGCGAGTCCGGATCCATCGAGCAGGACGCCGACATCGTCATCCTGCTGCACCGCGACGACGCCTACGAGCGCGAAAGTCCCCGCGCCGGTGAGGCGGACCTGATCGTCGACAAGCACCGCGGCGGCCAGATCGGAACGATCATCGTCGCCGCGCAACTCCACTACGCATCTTTCGTCGATATGGCGGCCCCGTGATGAACCACAACGTTGAAGACATCGCCGCCATGCGCGAGCAGGGCGACCTCAAGGACTACCTGCTCTCCCTCGTCGGTGCCGCCCCGGCCAAGCCGAAGCCGGCCCGCCTCACCGCGGTCCCCGACCCCGGCTACCGGATCACCCACTTCGGCGGCTGGCCCCTCGGCACTGCAGCCACCGGCCCGACCCCGCCGCCGGACCAGTGCACCTGCGCCAAGTGCGGCGGCAATCCCACCAGTCGCACCACCCACCAACCCCACAACGAGGTGGCCTGATGAAGCACGTCGTCATGTGGTCCGGAGGCATCACCTCCTGGGCCACCGCCCGCCACGTCATCGACCAGCACGGCACCGACAACGTCACCCTGCTGTTCGC